GGATAAGGAGCAATCATAAATTACAGTTTTGAAATTTTTACTAAAGGTCAGCAATACTTACTACTGCTCGCACTCATCATGGGTCTTTCTTTTTCCGCAAAAAAGACCCAAGTTTTCACACCCGTATACCGTTTCGTAGCAAAACGAATCAAATCAAAAAGAGTTGTTGTTGCGGTTCTTTCCACATTGTCTGGTGTGTTGCCAATAAATGGTAGGTGTTCGGTTTCTGCTGGCGCTTTAGACACTTTGGCTCCTCATGGAGATGACAACAAAAAGAAGAGAGCCAACTACGGTGTCATAGATTACCTGTCTACACACCATTACTATTTTTGGTCACCATTAGAAGCCACCGTTTTGGTCCCTATGGCGACTTTGGGGATTACTTACAGACAGTTCATGGGTCGCATCTGGCCGCTTCTTGTGACGGCAGTATTTGTGATTCTTTACTACATTTTCCGTGTGCTCAAAGAGGAAGATATTGAAATATCTTTTAGCGATGAGAAACAAACTGTTTCTTGGCAACAAGACAAGAAACAAATAATGTCATACGCCCGTACTCTTGTGTTTGTTTTTGCAGTAATCGTGCTCGGCAACTTCGCCAAAGCCAACGCTGACACATTCAACTCTTTGGTTACTTTTGCCCATGAGAGAAACCTGCTTGTGTTGACAGCCATCGGAGGATTTTTGGCTAGTTTCGCTCTGGGTAGTAGTTCAAAGTTTGCAGGAATAACCGCGCTATCAACCAGCATTTTTGGGATCCAATACTTACCGTTGTTTTTTGCGATTGACTATGCCGGGTATATGTTGAGCCCTAGCCATAAGTGTTTAACTATCACGAAAAGTTACTTTGGGACACCATCAAAAGACCACTATCGCGCAGTATTGGCGTTGGTTGTCCCTGTGATGTGTGTTGGAATTCTTGCATATCTCACAGCGGGCGGGTAAGTGAACAAGAAAACCATAAGGTTCACACCTGCCACAAAACAAATTGACATGTGTTTGGATGCACCGAAACCGGCATCAGAACATGTTCCCGAATGGTATCGTCATTCGCAGAGATTCACGAACGACAAAATGGCATCCTCTCCCGGAGGGCTCAATAAAGACATCAAGTTATGTGTTCCGTTTTTAGATGCCATGATTTCTGGTTATTGCATTGAGTTGGCTTCGGATATTTTTATTGAACGAAACAACAATGGTGTAGGGTTTTTATCACAAGGAGAAATAGAAGTGTTCAAGATGCGTCCCAAGGACACTGCCAGCCTTCTCCCCCGCCCGTCAGGTACAGACTTTGACATGTATGCATGGACGGGAATCTGGGGGACAGAAACCCCCAAGGGTTATAGTTCTTTGTTTGTTCACCCATTGAACCGTTTTGACTTACCTTTTATAACGACTTCGGGGATAATTGACAGTGATAAACACACCACGACTGGTGAAATACCTTTCTTTTTGAAGCAAGGTTTTGAAGGCATCATCCCTGCCGGAACTCCCATAGTGCAGATAATCCCGTTCAAACGAGACGAGTGGGTATCCCAAAAAGACCCATACGATGAGGCTGTTGCTGAAAGAAAAAGTTTTGAGATCAACAAACATCTAGTTGGGGCTTACCGCAAACTGTCGTGGCAAAGAAAGAGTTATAAATAACGCAAATCCGTACAATCTCGTGAGATACAATGGTTTATGCCTTATTCCATACCACTCAACCAGAGGGTTCAACTAAGAAGGGACACCTCTGCTAATTGGACATCGGGCAACCCGGTGTTGAAATCTGGGGAAATTGGGTACGAAACAGATACCAAACAACTCAAAATAGGTGACAGCGCCACCTATTGGACAGATCTCGCCTACTTTGCAAGCAGCGAAGTTGATGACCTTCCTGACCTCGGAGATGTCACCATTACCAATGTTTCAAATGGTGACTATTTGCGTTGGAACGGCACAGCGTGGGTTAACGACCCTATCAATCTTGGCTCGGATACTACTGGCTCATATGTTTCGTCTATCGTGGCAGGTACCGGCATTACGCTCACGAACAACTCTGGTGAAGGAGCAACACCAACCGTTGCTGTAGACGTTTCCACTATTCAAGCAAAAGTATCTGGTGTAACAGACACAGAGATTGGCTACCTAGATGGTGTCACTTCAGCAATTCAAACACAGTTAGACACAATTGTTGATTACTACATCACAAACTCTGGGAGCGGTGCATATTCAGTCAATGGTGTTTCCAACGGAATGATTCATTTTAAAAAAGGCAAAAAGTACAAAGTTAGTATCAATGCATCGGGTCATCCATTTTGGATACAAACAGTTTCAGGTGCATACTCATCAGGCAATGTTTATAGCACGGGCATCACAAATGGTGGAACGCAAAGCGGCATGATTTTTGTGGAACTTCCACAAAACGCCCCCGACACTCTTTATTATGCTTGCCAATATCACAGTTCCATGGCTGGTTCTATATCAACGCTCAGTATTGAGCCAGACGTTAAAACACAATTAGATACGAAAGCACCGCTTGCCGACCCTTCCCTCACAGGGAACCCGCTTGCCCCTACGCAATCCGCAGGGAATAACACGACTAGAATTGCTACGACTGCTTTTGTAACCAACGCAGTTGCTACCGGCGTTGCTTCGGTTGATGCTTTCAGTGACCAATTCTTTATAGGTACACAAATATGGTCTTGACAGGAGGCGATTATGGCAACTTTAAGTAAATTAGCGTTACAACCAGCAGGGACAACAGGTGATGGTTTAGGTATTTTGGTTGCCGCTACCGCTACGGCTGGTACAGCAATTCATACTGCTTCATCTACCGCTACAACAGTTGACGAGGTTTGGTTGTATGCGTATAATAATCATTCGGCATCTATTTTGCTGACAATTGAGTTTGGTGGTGTGACTGCACCTAAAGATGTAATCAAACAAACCCTTACTGCTCAGAATGGTTTAGTTCTTGTAGTCGCTGGTCTTTTGGTTCAAGGTAACGCCACAGCCAAAGTTATTCGCGCTTTCGCTGCTACGGCTAACCAAATTTCAATCTTTGGGTACGTCAACCGTATAACGGCGTAGGTTCATATGCGTCGCTCGTACGATTTGCGCTCGCTAAATAACACGAGGGTTGGTTCTTGGTTGAACCCTTCTTTTGGTGGTTTGGGTACAACATTATTTTCCCCACCTACAGTTGAATATCTTGTTATTGCTGGTGGCGGCGGTGGTGGCGGTGGAGCAGGTTCAGCAGGTGGCGGTGGCGGTGGCGCTGGTGGCTATCGCACAAGCGTAGTGGGAGCAACTTCTGGTGGCGGTAGCGCTGCAGAATCCGTACTGAGTGTTACGGCAGGAACCGTCTACACAGTTACCGTTGGTGCTGGAGGAACCGGGCGTGTTGCATCTGCGTCATGGACTAATGGATTTGACTCTGTTCTGGGTTCTATCACCTCTACAGGTGGAGGCAAAGGAGGTATGCAACAAAACTACGCTGGTTCAACTGGTGGATCTGGCGGAGGCGGCGGAGGCGGTGATGGTAGTGGTGTTCAACCAAATACTGCTGGTGCTGGGACACCCAATCAAGGCTATGCGGGTGGTCGTGGTGGACACACTGGTGGCGTGGCACTCGGTGGTGGAGGTGGTGGTGGAGCAGGAGCCATTGGAGTGGACTGGAACACAACCGTTGGTGGTAATGGTGGAGCGGGATTATCTTCATCTATCACGGGCTCGGCTGTAACGAGAGGTGGTGGAGGTGGAGGGTCACAGAACACCAACACAGGAGCAAGAACTCCGGGTTCTGGTGGTGCTGGAGGTGGAGGGCAAGGTGGTTATTCACCAGCAGAAGGTGGTGCGGGAAGTGCCAATACTGGAGGTGGTGGTGGTGGTGGTGCTCATAGTGCTGATGCGTCGGGCGGTAATGGTGGGTCTGGTGTTGTAATTTTGCGTTACCCAGATGCATACCTCGCCGCAACATCTACTACTGGTTCACCAACAATTACAAACCCAACCGGCTACAGGGTCTATACTTTTACGGCTTCGGGAAGCATAACTTTCTGATGGGTAATCCCTATACACGCAACCGTATTGTCACAAGGATTAATCGGTTTGCCATTGTTATTGTATAATTGTAAAAGAATTTACCCTAGGAGATAAGAAATGGCACATTACACGTTTACAGATACGGACGATGTTGCGACGCAAACAGTTACGGGTATTAGCGAACAGACATCAACATGGATGGAACTACCACTACATTCAGATGATTTTGAATAGGTAAAGGCACAACAAATGGCTGCCATGAATTTCCCCGACTCGCCAACGGGTGGAGACACGTTTACGGTCGGTGATAAAACTTGGGTTTATTCTGGCGGGAAATGGATCACACAAGTACAAGCAGGAGGAGTCGTAGGGGACATCGCCCTTGGTTCCGGCACTTCAGGTGCCTACGTATTGGCGCTTGTTGCTGGCACAGGAATAACTCTTGCGAACAACTCTGGGGAAAGTGCCACCCCTACCGTTTCTGTTAACACAAGCACAATTCAGGCAAGAGTAGCAAACGTAACGGACACAGAAATCGGTTACTTGGATGGGGTAACTAGCGCAATCCAAACACAGTTTGATGCTAAGGCACCTTTGGCTTCGCCGACTTTCACAGGAACAGTAACGATCCCTGATAACACCGTTGCTCTTGGAACTAAGACAACTGGAGATTATGTTTCCTCGCTTGTCGCAGGCACAGGCGTCACTCTTTCCAACAACTCGGGCGAAACAGCAACACCGACTATTGCTATTGGTCAAGAAGTTGCCACAAACAGTAACGTAACTTTCAACGACTTGACAGTCGCTGGCAACTTAACTGTTTCTGGTACAACAACAACCATAAATAGCACTGCTGTAAATGTTCAAAATCAAGTGGTTTTTGAAGGAACAACTGCCGACAATTTTGAGACAATACTCACAGTTGTTGACCCAACCGCTGACAGAACCATCACGATCCCTGACGCAACCACAACCATGGTTGGAACCGACACAACACAAACACTAACAAATAAAACACTCACATCACCAGTTATTAATACTCCCACAGGGATCGTTAAGGGGGATGTTGGGCTTGGCTTGGTAGATAATACGGCAGATACCGCTAAACCAGTTTCCACTGCACAACAAACTGCTCTTGACCTAAAAGCGAACCTTGCAAGTCCTACCTTTACAGGAACGGTAACACTTCCTACGGGCACCGTTGCCACAACGCAAACGGCTGCTGATAGCACAACAAAAGTTGCTACCACAGCATTTGTCACTACCGCAGACGCATTAAAAGCAGATTTGGCTTCACCAACATTTACGGGCACAGTAACAACAAACAACCTTACAGTCTCAGGAAACCTTGTGGTTTCAGGGACATCAACTTCAATCAACACAGAAACACTGACCGTTGACGACAACATTATTATTCTCAACAACAATGTTACGGGTTCACCTACAGAAAACGCGGGAATAGAAGTTGAACGCGGAACAAGCGCCAATGTTCTACTCCGTTGGAATGAATCAGCAGATAAATGGGAATTCACAAATGACGGCACAATATATAGAGACATCGGTTCTGGTGGTGCGGCAATTTCTGCGACATCGCCAACGTCGCCGTTACAAGGACAAATTTGGTTTAATTCTTCAACATTAGAAACATATGTCTATTACGGAACACAATGGTTGCAGGTAACTGGCGAACAAGACCTTGTAGAAGATTTAACTGACCTTTCCGATGTTTTATTCACCAACCCGGTAAACGGTCAATTCCTGAAATTTGATGGAACTCGCTGGGTTAACGGAACTATTCCAACTATCAACACCTTGGATGACATTGGTGACGTAACAATTACTTCGGTAAGTAGTGGTCAAGTTCTCAAATGGAACGGAACCGCTTGGGCTAATGCCGCCGATAACACTGGTACAACAATTAGTTCCATTGATGACATTAATGATGTAACAATTACCTCGGTTCAAAACGGCGATTTGCTTAAATGGAACGGAACTGCTTGGGTGAATGCGGCGGGTTATGCGCTACTCGCTTCACCAACTTTTACTGGCACGGTAACAATTCCTTCTGGCGCATCAATATCTGGTTTCGCCCCACTTGCTTCACCGACCTTCACTGGAACGGCAACAGCAAACGACCTTACAGTCTCGGGGAATCTAACAGTCTCGGGAACAACGACATCAATCAACACGGAAACATTAACCGTTGATGACAACATCATTATTCTCAACAACAATGTCACATCAACTCCTACAGAAAATGCTGGCATAGAAGTTGAGCGTGGTACGTCTGCGAATGTTCTTATTCGCTGGAACGAAACCAACGATAAATGGGAATTCACCAACGACGGATCTGTTTATAGCAACCTAGGCGCTGGTGGTGCAACAATTTCTGACACCGCGCCCGCATCACCTACTGCTGGTCAAATCTGGTTCCAATCAACTAACGGAAAAACATTTGTTTACTATGACTCATCTTGGATTGAAGTCGGCGGTATCGGTACGGGCGCACGAATGGTGTCCAGTTCTTCCGCACCAGCGTCACCTCTTGAAGGAAGTATGTGGTTTGATACCGATACTGCACAAACCTTCGTTTATTACGATTCTTCGTGGATTGAAATCGGTGCATCAGGTGTAACCGCGAGCGTGCAAGATACCGCCCCAGCCTCCCCTGTTTCTGGGCAGATATGGTTCAACTCGCTCACGGGTGGAACATATGTCTATTACGGAACAAACTGGATTGAAGTAGGAGCATCCCCATTTAGCGCACTAGTAAACACCATTAACGCTAAAGGTGACCTTCTTGTAGGAACTGCCGATAACACACTTGGCGGGCTTACAGCAGGTTCAGCCAACCAAGTTCTTACAGTAGATTCGTCTACAGCAACTGGTCTAAAATGGAGTACTCCCACGGAGTATGCATCAACAGGCAAGGCAATTGCTATGGCAATTGTCTTCGGAGGATAAATCATGTCAGCACCAAATATCGTAGGCGTAACGACCATTAAGGGTAAAACAGCAGTTCTTGCTGTCACGACTACGGCTACACCTATCGTCAAAAACGAGGGTAGTAGCGCAGGAACAACAACTGTTGTTACAGCAAGCGGATCATCTGCATATGTTGTCGGCGGTTCAAATAACGCAACTCTTGCTTTTGTTCGTGGCGCAACTTACACTATTCAAGTAAGCGCAGTTGGTCACCCGTTCTGGATTCAAACATCATCGGGCGCGTATAACGCAGCCAATGTTGTCACTTCTGGCATTACAAACAACGGTACCGAACTCGGCTATATCACCTATCAGGTTCCTGCTGATGCTCCAAGCACTCTTTACTATGCTTGCCAACACCATTCCGCTATGGCTGGAACGATCAATATCACTGGTACGGCAAGCAACTCAGGCAAGGTGCTTAAAATCAATGCCTTGTATGTAGCGAACGTAGACGGTGCCACCGCCGCAGATATTTCAGTTGCTTTGTATCGTTCGGGTGTTGCTTATGAACTTGCCCACACTGTCTCTGTCCCAGCAGACGCAACACTAGATGTCATTAGTAAATCTATTTATCTAGAAGAAGGCGATGATTTGCGCCTTACCGCATCTGCCAACTCTGACCTTGAAGCAGTATGTAGTTATGAGGAGATTAGTTAATGGCTAGAGGACCGAGTGGTTCTATTGGGCCGAA